CAAAGAACTAGGTAACGACACCTCAAAACTACTCGTAGCCGTTCAACACAACAAACTTAGCGTAAGCCGGTATACCCTGTCCATCGTCCCCACTGAACTCCTTGTGGAAGATGGTCTCGTAGATACCCTCTGAGCCGTCCTCTGGGTCAATGAGCCGCTGGAAGCCGTGAACCAACTCAATGAGTTCATTCGCTTCGTATGCGTTGTCAGTAAGGCTGGTTGAGCGGCGACCTTCGTTTTCTCGCTCGATGGAGTCAATGTTCACTCCCTTATACTTATCGATGACATGAGCCACGAAGTCCTCGTCCCATCCGTCGGTGACAACCTTGTTCTCCAGTTCCTGTGCTGTGTAGTAGGTTCGCCAGAAACAATACGGCGCACGTTGTGGATCCGTTACATACGGAGGGAACATGAAGTCCCCGTCAGGAGCGAGGGTCTTAATCTCTGGGGCATCGATTTGACGGCGAACGACTGGAAGCTCTGTTGAACCCGTTTTCCTTAGTTCTTTTAGCGATTTCTTAGCTTTCTTAGTCGTTACGCCATCAAAAGTTGTTTTCAGCAGTTCAACGATTTCGTCATCGTTAGCACCGTCCATCACCATAGCAGCTAGCTCTGGGGATAGTTGTGCAATCTGCTCGATGTCCAGTTTCTGGAGGAACCTGCGGTCTTCGCGGTGCCAGCCTACATAAGTAATAAGGATGCCCCGTTCCAGCAGATAGTTCGCGCCGAGTTCCATCTCGCGGTGGAACCGTGGGATATACCCAGAGGAGACCATCCACTTCATGAAGTTCGAGACCACCTTAGATCGGGAAATGTCCGTAGCCTCCACTGGGAACGCCCGAACATTCGCTCGCTTCATAGCGGAGACGAATATCGAGACCAGCTTGGTCACCCGTTCATCGATAACATGGGACTCCATGTCAGCGGCACCGTCCCACGGGAACGCATCCGCTCCGTGCTTACGGAGGTCGCGACTCTTGCCCGGCCACCAGTTACGACGGTCATCGTAGCTTGTGCGGCACAAGTCAAAATAAGCCTCTAGTTCCGTAACGGTTTCATCGTAAGCATACCGCAGGGAGGAGACGTTCGGGGCTTTACCTACATACGTTAGGTCTTCGGAAATAGAATCTTCTGGCATCGTAAACACTTATTGTAACACGGCGAGCAACTACCTCTTTACCCAGTGGTAAGTTAAGTTGTCCCCATCCCGATTCTCCTCGAAATAGATGACCTTATCCAGTAGCTTACCTTCCATCTTACGAGGGATCTTGACGGCCACCTTACAGGCTCTGTCCCTGTGGTGAACCCATAGATACAAGGGGTTCGGGCAGGCGTTCAATACCTGTCCACGGTAGATGACGGGCATAGGGATGATGTCATCCAGGACGGCTTGTCCTTCTTCGCTGATCCACGTATTCTTGCCGCGACCCGTCACCATCTCCTCTTCGAGATTGTTGAACACCATATCGATGAGTTCCTCGAACGCGCGGTCGTATTCCTGTGCTATATCTGTTAGCTTCTTCTTGGGCATTAGTATCCTCCTGTTCCTCGACGGGTTGTGTGCATTTGATTCTGTGCAACAAAGTCAGGCCCGTATCCATCATTGTGCATTCTTAAATATCTAAGTAGATCGATGAAGTCCTTCAGTGCTTCGTCCGCTTTACCACGGTGTCCCCAGTTGATAAGGCTGTGGATAAGGTTCCCACAGGATTCATGTATCTGGAGAATCGGTCGGTTCGCCTCATCGAGTTCCGCCCTTGGGTTATACTTCATCCACCCGTCCAGTGCAGTTATCCCTGTGTCGATGTCCGCCCCATTGGAGGGAACAAAGAACATACCTTTATCCGCGAAGCTCTCGAAGAGGTCACTGTTGTCCTCGTTCTCCCTAGCGAAGAAACGGGAGTCCCCGATTCGCTCGAACACCTCTACACCTAAGTCCTCCTCAATCAGTTTGAACTCGTCCACGTATGCTTGCACATCGTAGCCAAGCTTCTTGGATGCTGGACCGAACCTCCACTTAGGTTCACCGAAGATTGCCCACTCCCCATAGGAGTCCCTGTCCGGCCACTCCCTCAGCACCGTCACGTTCCCCAGCTTGTCCACCGCCGCCCAGAGGGCTACGTAGTTCCTCGCTCCAGCGGGGTCAACTACCTGATAAACCGTATGGGTATGCTTCGTGATTGCCGGCAGATCCTTGATGACATGAACCCCTGTGTTGAAATCGGGGAACAGGGTATTCATACTGCGGACAGGTATCCCGTATGCACGGGTCAAAATCTCTTCCTTGGAGGAGTTCTTTAGCTCCTTCTTGATCCGCTCATACCCTCCGAAGGGGTTCAACTCACTATGGAAGAAAACGATCCCTGCGTCCTTGTGGTGGCTATACTGAACAAATGGAACAACTTCATCCACCATCTCAGCGTAGCGTTCCTCTAGGGTCTCTACGTCCTTCAGGAACTCAGCAACGAACGGGGTATGCCCATCAATCGGAGTGAAGGTCATCAGCATCTTGGAGTTCCGGGTTGCCAAACGGAAACGCATCGTAGCTACTAGGTCCCCGTCCTCAAGATACTCGTCCAGCCAGAGACCGATGTTGTGCCACTTCGGGGTTTTGCTCCCAATCTCAAGTCCCTCGAACTTACTCCTGTTCGCTTGGAACTGGCTGTAAGTATGGAAGTAAACAGTTGACCCATTCGGCAGGATGAAACTCGCCCCAGTGAAACCATTCTTCACCGTGTAGTTCAAATACTCCACTTGGCTTTTGGACTTCTGCTTGAACTCAGGTGGCAGATACCTATACACCGCCCTCTGCTGGACACGGATACTAGCATCGGAGTCCTGGGCGAAACATACAATCTCAGAGTTAGGGTTCTCCAGTGCCGCCTTGACGACACTCCTAGCTCCGCACTCAGTTTTGCTTGACCGATTCCCACCACTGACGAACACAGTATCCACCGTCTCAAGGAACTTGTCCACATGCTTCCAGCCCTCCAGCTGGAACCCGTGGTTCAAGGGATCCTCGTTCGCCTGCTTGATCCTAGATTCACGTGCCTCAAGTAGCTCGTGAACCCCCTTGTCCCCCTTCTGCTCGTGCATGAGCTTCAAGTCATCCTCAGTCGGTAGAGGAATCAGTGGATGCGGAGTTACTATCATTAGTCAGCTTCCTCAATGGCCTCTACGTCAACCACTTCCGCTGGTTTCGGCATCTGTGCCTGTGCCTCCTTGAGTGCCTTCATCATATCCTCGAAACTCTCCGTTTTCTGGGTCACTTCAATCCTCTGCACATTATCCCCACGTAACCTAGCCAGCACCTCGTTACTTAGCTTATTATCTACACTTAACTCACGCTTCGCCTTCATTAGCTCCGTTAATGGAACATCCTCAGCCTCCCCCTTCTCCAGCTTCTGGAGGATCACTGAGTTCAGCCTGGGTGCAATCTCTGAGTTGAACTGCAGATTCCCAATGATATGAGTGCTTAACTCCCGCTTGAGGTCATTCGCCACTGGACTCTCACTTAGCTGCGCCTTCACCTTCAGGATACTATAATAGTTCCCACCAACTTCCTCGTATATCTTCGTCGGAGGAACCCCCTTGCACAAAGCACTAGCTATCGTCAGCCACTTCTGGGGACGGTTCTTACATAGGTCATTATGATGCCCAGCTACCGCCTGCACATCCACCAGCACCTCCCGTAAGTCCTTCTGGATCCGCTCCTCTAGCTCAGCACTCACCTCTGGATCAACTACACTTATCTGCGCCCCTTTAGGCATATACTCCTCCTTGATTAGTAGAACTTATTCTGTGCATCCTCCCAGTAAGCATAATTAATCCTATATGTCAACCACCCCAGCTTGACAGATAAACTTGCGTAGTATGATATACTAACCATAACACCCAAAGGAGCAAGCGCGTCACAAGTAGCCCGAGTCCTCCGATTAGCCAACGTCACAGGCAGACTGGTTAGGATGCAAGTTATCTAAGGAATTAGGAAACTCCCCCAGTCTAGTGGTTCCTCCCCTGATGCCGCCATGAAGGGAGGGTAACAAGTCGAATTTGAACGAGTATATGCAACTCACCACCTCAGCAATAGTTCAAGTTCAAGCTCAAGCGAAGCTGTGTCCGCAGGGAACGTCATACTAGAACACACGGTTCCTGAACACCTTGATTCATCGTTCCCGTTTAAGCGGGCAACTTACGGGGACATCCCACGAAATAGGACTCCGTAAAGGAATATATTTTTTAGAGGGGCGTTTGTTATATATATATACAGACAGCGTCGCGCTGTTCGACCCCCACCCCCCTTGCTCAAACGTTCACCGGTGCCCAGGTGTTCACTAGTGCGCAAACGTGCAGTGGTTGCGCGTTGGGTAATTGTTTTTAGAGAGACGGTATATATTCTAGCGATGTTTATCCTGGCGATGTTTATCCTAGCAGTGGTATATACTAGCGGTGGTATATTCCTGGCGATGTTTATACTGAATCAGTCTGCTATTAAATTTACTTATACGTTAGAATACGCTTGACAGCTTGCAATGTTTCAATCATTCGCGCGCCTACGCGCGGGCGCACGCGTTTCTTTCTTGCTGGAAAAAAAATCAGAAAAATTGAAAAAAGTGATTGACGGTCAAGGATTGTCTCTTTTCGTTGTTTATCGCTGGCGCGTTGCCGGCGTAAAACCTATAAAAGAAAGTCATAAAATGAAAAGGGTTACAATAACTAGCGACGAAACAATCAAAGCCAATCTTACTGACTGGCTCAATAATGCAAACCGACTCAACGTAAAGAATGGCAAGCGATGGTATAAGGAAGCGCAAGGCTTTACAAAGCAAATTGCCAAGCGTTACAATATTGACCGTTACAAGGTCGCCGGAGTTGTTTCCGCGCTTTCGCCTAACAATAAATGGGAAAGAAACAAGATCGATGCAGAGGCTTTGATTCAAGCCTTTGTTAACAAGCAAAGCATCGAAAGCTTTAAGGTATGTACATACGGCGCAAACAAGCGCAAGGCCTGGCGTATTCTTAGCGATGGATCAGTTATAACAGCGAAGTCACCGAAAACGCACGCATTCGCGATGAATGTCGGAAGGCTTTCAGCCAAACACGTAACGATTGATAAATGGCACATTCGAGCTTGCTTGCTTTCGCCTGGCGATGGCATTGAGCCAGTTACTGAGACAGTGACGCCAATCCAGTATCGACGCGTAGAAGCTATAACTGCGCAAATAGCTGAGGAAAAGGGCTTAAAGGCCTATCAGTTGCAAGCAATTATTTGGGTAACAATTAAAGAAGCCTGGAATCGTTAATAAAAAGAAAGGATAAAACAATGAAAAGACAAAGAAAACAACCGGCAGCCGTTTTCCTGATAAACGATAAAGACGGCACACTCTATTGCCAGGACGGCCGCTTTAGACGCAGTGTGCTTTTTGGAAATGTGTCTTGCTGTCTAAAGACTTGGCGCAAGCCGGGGTTTGCCAAGCGCGCAGCGCGCAAGCTAGGCCTTGAAGAATGGACAATCAAATTCGCCTATGCTGGCGACACTATTAATCACAACGGCACTATCACTAAAAACAAATAAGAAAGGATCAAGGACAATGACTCAAAAAGAAAAAGAAACCAAGTTAATAATGGACCTAGCGGAGGACTTCGCGCCCTTTGTAAATGACGTAGAAAATGGCATTGAAACTACGCGCAACCACTTCGGAAGGTATGGGGCAATGCTTTGCAAGCTCAGCAAAGGCAGCAAGCGCAATGCAACTATTTTTGCTTATGCAATGATTCAAGCTGGCGCAAATGGGCAAGGCATAAGCGATGCGCTTAAAACGTTCTTCCCTAACTAGTAAAACAAAACAAAACTCAAACGGTTTGCGGATCCGTAAAACCGCCTTCAAAAAATGAAAAAGACAACAGTGATTCCAATCCGCATCATAGACCCCATGGGAAAAAAAGTTAATGCCTCAGAACGCATTGACTCAAACAATCCTAACCCCGTGGCGCAAGCGTTCAGGAACTATTGCGCTAGGCACAAGGGGGAGTTCTCACAAGGGAGTGAATTTATACTTGCGGGAGAGGGGTTCTATAACCTATAAACAAACAAAGCCCTCAAGAGGCATTTAAACGTAAAGAAAGGAACCAAGACAATGAAAAAGACACTATCCGAAAAACTCGAAGATCTCGAACGTGAAGCGAACATCGCGCCAGGCAAACTAGAAAGCGCACTTATCTGTGCATTTTGTCTTGCGGCAACTCCTGTCCTGCTCATAATTGGCATCATTATTCACTAAACCTAGAACCTAACGAAAGGATAAAGAACATGAAAACAAAGTATTACAATAGCTTAAAATCAGCGCATTCGGATCAGCAAAATCTAAACAATCTGAGCGATGCCGACCTAAAGGCTCTCGTAAATAACCAAAGCGCAATTTGCCTCAGTCTAGAGGGATCGAACCCGGCTGAGTATCACCTGGCCATCCGGGGGGCTGGCTTTAAGCACTTAGGAACCTATCAAACGAAAGGATAAAGAACATGAAAAACGAACTATTCAGAGATGGGGCGAAAGTCTCACGCCAAAAAGCAAACGCAATGCTGAAGCGATGGGATACGGGCGAAAGGAATTGCAAAGATACTAGAGAGAATGCTTTTGCTGCTTGGGATAGGCTACTCTCTGACTTTGGAGAAACCGAAAGACCCTTCGAAGGTGAGGGCTCGCTTTACCTCTTTGAAGATTCTGATTACCCTATCGCGCTGAGTGTAAAGATGGACTACTGGCACGGCTGGTCGGTTTGCGCAACGCGCTTATACTAAAGGCAATATTGAAGATTAAACACGAAAGGAACCAAAGAACATGAAAAACGAAACATACAACGGATGGACCAACTACGCAACCTGGCGGGTAAACCTTGAGATATTCGCTGGGTTGCCATACGACAGCGACGGGGCGGCAACGCCGGAAGAGTGCCAAGCCTATGCGGAAGACGTAGTCAGCGATGGCGCGGAAGGCCTCGCCCTGGATTACGCCCTTGCATTCCTGGGGGAAGTAAACTGGGGAGAGATAGCCGAAAGCATAAACGAACAGTTGAACTTGAACGCATAAACAATAGCCCCGAAAGGGGCGCAAACCGCCATACAAAAAAACAAACAAACCACACTATGAACGACGAAGAGATCACGAACCAAAACCAAGCGAGCCAGTCTGAAGGCCATCGAATGACAGAAGAAGAAGCCCGCAAGCTGGCGGCAGGTGCCTTGCAATGGGCGGATCATACATCGGAGGAAATGCTTAACGCGAACGAGCTAACTGACGAGATTGTGAAGGGGTTGACAGATGATATATAATGATATTTATACATTAATCATACCGAGGTCGAGTCCGGTGGTCAGTTAATCTCTTTTTAACCCTCTGCATGGCTCGACTTTAGTGCAGGGGGTTATTTTTTGCCCCTACTAACTGGGAGCAAGCAGCCTGTAAAAGGTGAAGTCCAAGTCTCAGCGTAAGACCCACGTCACAGGGATACCACCAGGGAAAGCAGTCGGGATGACTTATGCGCGCCCTTTGTGGTTATGGGTTGGAGTGCCTGATGCCGCCATGAAGCACTCCGAAAAGTCGCTAGGGAAACCTGGGGAGCGACTCACTTTAGCTGTAATACTCCGATACACCCAGCAGCATTTGAGAGTGAGTTCCAATAAAGGGCTATGCAAGTCTCAGTTTTTGAGGTGCAAGTTCAAGAACGGATGCTCTTTGCTTGACGGCGAAGCTGTGTCCGTTCAGGACGGCCAAACCAATTGCGGGGATGCAGTCTAGTTTTTGACTGAGGCGCAACTTGTCATTCCAGTTCGGCACCTCAAGGGAGTAGCGGAGTGCGACAGCCAACAAAAAAAATACATACCCCGTTATTTTTGTATTGACGAAAGGAGTGGGTAGTATATTTATCAAGGGAAATCATTTAACCATACGAATAACCAAATAAAAAACATGATAGATGAATCAACAATCCAGGACGCACCAGAAGTCAGTGCCGTCCGCTTCATGGAAAGCATGAAGAAAAAAATGGAACTGCTCCTCCGAACAGGGGACGTAGCTCAAGGACCAGGCCGAGGCTCAGTAAGTAACCAGAAGATTGTCACGGATCCAAAGGAGGAACAAAGACTGATTGAGTTCGCTCTTAAGCAGCGGGAAGAGGGTCTCTCCTGGGCGAAGATCGCCGAAGATACTCCGTGGAGTGCAGGAACCCTGACGGATCTCCTCCGTAGACGTGGACTCCATAAGCCAATCAGGACAATCGAGGAACGTAAGGCCAAGCGAGAGGCAGTGTATGCTTTAACTCGCAGGGTGCATGAACTCCGTCCAGAGAAAAGCGCAGAGGAAGCAGTTAAGATTGTCGGCGGGATTTCTGTCGACCAATACCAGAGAGCAAGGGGGGAGTTGAACCTACCCGCTCTGAAACGATACAAGAGAACCAATACCCATAACTAAGAAAGGAAAATATGAGCTTACACTTCTATGAATGCAAACCCCAGGAGGAACCTAAGTTCCTGCCTGATGTCACTACCGTCTCCAAGGCACGGGGAAAGGAATACGTTTTCCCGTCCGTGACCACTGTCCTCGGTGCCTACGTGGATCCCTTCATGCTGAACTGGCAGAAGCAAGAGATGTATAGAATCCATCCGAGTGCCATGACCTACGAGGACGCAAAGGAGGGACTCTATGGATACCGAACCTGCCCGGATTCAGGGAGCGAGATACCGAGTTCCGAGTTCGGGACGAATGCCCACCACCGCATGGAACTCTGGGCGGATGGACATACGCTCGGAGGCTCGTCCTACGATGATCTCCTGGAGGATGCCATCGGGAAGTTCCGAGTGATGAACGCAGTCCCGATTGAAGCTGAGGTCATTATGTGCAGCCAAGAGGATGAGTGCGCAGGGACGGTTGACCTAATCGCGGAGGTCGACGGCAAGTTCGAGTTATTCGACTACAAGTTCCGAGATTGCAGTGGGAAGTCCAAGACCTACGACAAGGATTTAGAGCAACTAGCTATTGAATCTTTATGGGTGCAGGAGCATTTTAATCTTGACTACCTGCCACGTATCACTACTGTGTGCGTATGTTCCAACACAGGCAAAGCGTGGTTCAAGAAGTGGAAGGAAGAACGCCAATCAAAGGGCATCCTCAGCTT